AACGAACCTTTCTCCTATTGCATTTTCTCTATTACTTTATTTAACTGTCTAGTAAATCTATCCTTATTAACAGTAGGCACTGATCTACGAACAGCATCTGTGGATTCTCTTTCAATATTCTTAGCAATTCCACGTACACCTCTGGTGATAACTTTACCTAATCCAGTTCCTACTACTGGTATAAGACCTAATGATGCAATACCTAAACCAGCCCAATCTTTGTTTAATACTGCTTGAGACATATCTTTGACAGTGATGGCATCACCTACAGGAGTAAGATTAGCGGCATCCTCTATGTCAAAAGCAGCTTTAACCGCACCTGTAGCTAGAGGTTCACCTGTCCATCTATTTACTCTACGACCATTGTAGAAAGAAGGATAAGGAGGTTCTTTTTTACCACCTACTTCTCCGCCATCTTCAAAGGTTTGCACTTTCCAATCCCAATAGCCTTTACCGGGATTATTTTCCCGGTAAGACTTTAGGTTGCGCATTCTCTATTTAAATGCTTGTTTATCCATAATTATTTGCTTTTCTTTCCACCTTTACTTTTAGTAGAGCTGGATTTCTTTCCTCCGCATGCCATAATTAATTCTCCTTTTCTTTAAAGTAAATATTACCAGATGCTGTATCGATAATCATACCAATGTCTTGCATTTGTTTCAGACTAAGTATACCAAATATTTCATAATCTGTATTTTGTTTAATAGACTTCTTTATATTATCTATATTAGTAGCTACAAACTGATACAACTTATGACCATTTAAGTCTACATCTAAATCTTTAGTATGATAAACTTCTGATGCTTCTCCACCAGCTCCTACAATAGTAGAAGATAGTTTACTGCCAAGTTTATATCCTAATTCTTTAGTTTTTGTTATATCCACTAAAGCAATAGAAGCGCCAGTATCTACTAAGAAGTATACAGATTTACCATTTACTTTCAAAGGTAGTAATAATCTATTATTTACTACACTTATCTATTGATCTAGTTTTTCCATTACTTCTCTCCTACTACTTTATTTTTCATTGCTGTCTTTGCTTTGAGTTTTTCTCTTTGCATAGCAGCTTCATCTTTTTGTTTCTGTAGTTTCTCAGCAGCTGTCAATTTCTCTCTTTCAAGCTGAATCTTCTTATCTTCAATCTTCTCTTTCATCTACTGTTCACGTATCTTAGCATTGAATTCAAATTGTTTACCTGCTTCTTCAGATGCCTACTTACGTTCAGCCAAAGCTTGTGCTGCTATTTCCATAGTATCGGGTATACCATTATCGTTCTGATCTTGATCCTCTAAACCTCTATATGCATTAAGCTGAGCAACTGTAATCTTAGTAGCATTATCTGTATCTATCTTATACTTTTCAAGATCCATCTCTGCTTCTTTTATCATCAATTCCTCTTCCTTAACTTCATTCTGCATTTGGATCATCTGCTGTTCTCTCTGAGCTTGCTGCTCTTCCAAAGCTTGCTGCTGTTCCATACGCTTCTGTTCAATATCTTCTAAGCGATTCTTAATCATATTAATGTTATCCATTGTAATGATTTCAGCAATATCTAATAGACTAGCACCATTTTGCATAGCAGGCTGCATAAGCTATTTAAGAGCTTCTAATTGTTGTTGATTCTTAGTAGAATCATCCAAAAAGATATCCATATCTTCATAGAAGAAGTCATCATTAAGAGTCAAGAATGCACGTGTAGCATCATCTAACACATAATGTATACATCTCTTATCGCTATCTTTCCATGCAAACTTAGCAGTATTGAGTAACATACTTAATACTTCTTTCTTTACTTGATTGTGAACCCAGAATAACGGTTCAGTAATGTGAGCAGATTGTACTACAGATCTTTCAACATTACCTACTAATTCATTAGATGAAATTGCTCCTTCTCTTTGTTTGGTAACACCAGTAATCTCAGATACCATTGATTCAATCTTATCCATCAGATTAATGTATTGATCAATAGTATTAGCCATAGTAAGATCTAACGCGGTAATCTGATTGAACTGTGATGGTTTACCACCTTCTCTACCAGGTATATCCCAACCTTCTTCATATGGGTTTACAAAGTTAACACCTAAAGCCCCTAAGTAATGCATCCATTTTGCTACATCAATATTCATACTTTTAGGTATCTAAGTAATATCCATAGTTACCACTTTACCTTTATCTCTAGCCATTGCTAGTTCAAGTCTATACCATATTACAATATACATATACTGTAATGGTTTCATCATACTAACTAAGGACCTAGGAGAACTATTGGTATTGTTGTATACTACGCCAGTATAAGGCAGTTTTTGCGAATTAGGGTTATCAGCTGAGATATGTTGATACTCAACTGGCTGTATACCTATATACAGGTCTTCTCCAACTCTGTATCCTTCCCATACTTCGATAATCCATGTCCATTCTACGTTAACTTCCCTACCTGTAACTTTATAACTTTCATCTACTTCAAATTCTTCTTCTACCCCAGTTTCAGGGTTAATGATAGTAACAAATCCAATCTTCTTAAACGATTTCCAACAACAATGCCATACGTTGATATTATCAGCATTTTGAAATGGATTAGAACTAAAACCATTAATAGTTCTAGTTTTAATATGCGGATAGTCTAAAGATGTCTTACGAACCTGTGGATTCAGTCCTCCTCTAGTACCATCATCCATCATATCCAGCAATTCGTTTAACTACTTCTCTGACATTTTATCATAGAATCTGTCATAGATCTCCGTAGCAGACATATTCATTTTACGACAGCACCAAGCTGCTTCGTGAATGAATTCTAAATCAGCAGATTGTTCATAACTGAAACTTAGTGGATTTACTCTTTCAACATAAGGTTCCCCATTAATTACCCCTACATAGTAAATCTCTTCTCCAGCTATCAATGCGTCCTTCCACCCCTTGAAGAATTCGTGCGTAACATTTAACTTCTGCTTCAAATAGTTTAGACTATGCTGTGCTGCAATTTCTGCAATATCTTTATAATCTTTTGTTAAATATTTCTGTATCTACTCAGGTGTCATTATCTCACCAGACTGTAAAGCCTCTTGATATCTAGCCTACTCTTCGGGACCAAGCTTAGACATAATAGATGCCTATACATAATCAATAAGTAATTGCTTAGCTTTATCCTATAGATTACTAGTAGCAATATCACTAGTTCTTACTACTCTAAAGTTGAATGGGCGCTTAGTCTCTTCTCCAAGTAATAGATCTATCTTTGGTTTAATAATATTATAATCCTAAGCAGTTGCAGGAAACCCATCATCTTGTTTAAATGGGTTAGTAACATACTTTAGATCTTTTTCATTGTATATACTATTATACAGATCATAGTATGTCTGCATCTCTTCTTCCCTACTCCTACTATTACCATTTCTGGAAGAGGCACTGTGACCGATAATATAATCCACACAGCTTTCTTTCCATTCCTTGGTCTTCTTAGACATAGGTACTTTCTATGCAGGAAATATGTTAATGTTATTCATAATTAAAACGTATACGTATTTGAATCATTAAATAGGTTAGGCATACTTGGTTCATCTGACCACTGTTGCGCAAATATTGGTCCATCAAATAATATCCTATTCCTATTCTCTTTAGTCTTTTCTTTAACAACTAAATTATGTAGTTGCTCTTTATAAATCATTAGCTATATTAACGCGCACACTCTATCGAAATTGCCTTTGTCGTTATAACCTATGAGTTCTTCCAATAGCGGTTCTGATAGTATCTTGGTTAAGTTCTTTTTACCAGGAGCATACTCTTCATTAAGCCAATCTTTTATCATACCTTCACCCCAGTCCTTAATCTACTTATTGATATGACAACCCTTTCTGCGCTATACTTTAGAGTTGCCAACAATGTCATTAATGATATCAGGTTGATCTGCTAGTAAGTAGTCACAATGTTTAGCAGTAAAGTATGGGAATATGCCTTTACGTTCATTTTCATACATTAATCTAGCATTATAGTAAAGTAATAGTTTACGTGCATTCTCGTAGTATTCTTCTGCTGTAGAAGGCCTTCCAGTATACTCAGCAACAATTATATCGTAATACTCTTCAAAGCTCTAGAATCGCTTGTAAATGAACATAGAGCCTAATGAATTAGTACCAGCCTAATCATGGTCATATGGGTCCATACCAGCTATGTATAATCCAACAGGTGCATCCTATACTGGGTGTTCCCATATTACTATTGAACCAGTAG